GTCTAGCAGTACAGGGCGGGGCGGGTGTCTAGCGGCGCTCGCCCCGCTTCCCCTCGGTTACCTCAAGCGAAAGGCACGCCATGACCGGCACCACCCCAGACGACGGCTTCGACACCGTCGGCACCGACGGCACCACCCCCGATGTTGAAATCACCACCGACCCCGACGTACCGGCAGACACCGACCCCGAGGTCGCCCAATTCCCCGCGCTCATTGGTAAGCCTGACGTTGAGATCGCGGCGCGCTCGGCCGACGTGGAAGATCACGAGTCGACCCGGCACGTCAAGATCTTCGTTCTCGCGCCCGGCATCTTCGACGGACGGCGTTTCGACCACGACGCCAACTTTGCGGCGACTCGCCAGTACATGATCTCTCAGGGCTTGCGCCCGGTGGGCGACGTCGTGTTCAACGGCAAGAGCGTCAACGTCGACGGCGTGAGCATCAATCTCGTCTACTCGGTCGAGGCCACGCCGGCCGTCGTCGCTACCGACCCCGAGGTCGCGCACGCCGAGGTCGTCCAGGAATAAGAACGACCACCCCTTAGACCGGGCGGTCGTTTCTTTTCGGGGGGCGGCCGCCCTACCACTTCACCACGAAAGGCGCGGTTATGGCTTGGGCCACGATTGAGCAAGTGACAGAGCTTACGGGCAAGACCGTAAGCGCGCCAGAGCTCGCCCAGGCGGCCGCAAATATCGAGCTTCACACCGGCGCCATCGAGGCCGTCGAGCGGCCACTTATGAGCGGCCGTGACGCTTATTGGTTGCGCCTCGCCGTGTGCTACCAGGCGGCGTGGCAAGCGGCAACCCCCGACTTTTTCGAGCGCGTCGAGGTGGGCAGCACGAGCCAGGACGGTCAGAGCGCCAACTTCGGCGCCGACTCGCTCGCCCTCGCCCCGCTCGCCAAACGGGCAATCAAGCGCCTTTCATGGAAAGGCACGCGCACGCTTACCCCGTCGCTTATGACGCGCTCACAAGCCACCAACCCCCTCGTGAGCGACGAGAATCAGAATTGGCGCCCGCTATGAGTTTCACCGCCACGACGCGCGCCTCGGTCTACCGGGCGACAACCGAGTCGGCCCTCGGTGACAACGTCAACGACAACACCACCCCGGTTTCCGGCCTTGGCGACTTGCGCGCCAGCTTGATCGAAAAGAGCCGGTCGGTGATGGACCCCGCCAGTGGCGAGCGGCGCACTGTTCGATTCTGCATCGGGCGACTCGACTTTGGTACTGACGTACGCAAGGGCGACCGGATAAAAGACAATCGAGGCGGGCAGTTGTACGCCATCGACGAGATTACCCCGACGGCGCGCACCATTGCCGGCGGCAGTAGTCTAGTGTTGGATCTAAGAATCTTGTAGGTAGTCGATACCTATTTTGTAGAAAACCGCCAAACCGTCGAGGGGGCACCGTGACCGAATACGCCGCACGTATAACCGTCAAGGTGGACCCCAGCGCCGAGGGCGAGCTAGGCGATATTATCTATCGCGCCATCGACAAGCTCGGCGACGGCGTGCAGAAACGCGCCAAGCGAGTCGCCCCGGTCAAGTCGGGCGACTTGCGCCGGTCGATCCGCAAGGTGACCCACCGCGACAGTGCGAGCAAGACGACCGCCGAGATCGGCAGCGACTTGGACTATTCGAGCCACGTCGAGCGCGGCACGAGCAAGCAAGCGGCCCAGCCCTACTTGCGCCCCGCGCTCTATCAGACGACGGGCAAGACCGAATGAGCATCCCTGCCGGCCCGTACTACCCCACCGACGAGCTTGTCGCCGCGGCGTGGCTTGCTCAGCGTGTCGACGACCTCACCTCGGCAATGGTGGCCACGACGCTACCGAGCGACACGAGCAAGTGGGCCGACGCCGGTTTCGTCCAGGCGCAAGCGGTGGCCGGCGGGCGCGTATCCCTCGACCTGCCGGTGCGCCGGCCCGTCGTCACCCTCGACTTTTGGGCAGTCTCGCCCGGGTCGAACCGGCCACCGTGGGGGCTAGCTAACCGCCTCGTCGAACTGGTACGCCACGCGGTCGAGGCTCAAACCTACGGGCAGCCCGTCACTCTCGGGGGCGCGTACCTCGGGGCGCGAGTCCAGGCCGTGTATGCGGCGACAGCGGCCGCACGAGTCGAGGGCGACCCGAGCGGGTACGCCCGCTATACCCAAGACCTCGCTATAGATTGGGTCTTGATCCCATGACCACCACCAATAAAGAAAGGGGGCGAGCCGTGGCCAAGACGACCAAGGTACGCACCACGCTAGATCCCAAGCGAGTTATCGAGGTCGACGACGCCGAGTTGCTCGACCTCACCCGCCAAGGCTTGATCTACGGCGACCTGCCCGTTAAGGGCGACCCACCCGTCGACCCCGAGACTGAGAGCTACACCGAGCCGGCCGCCGAGGCCAAGACCGACAAGAAAGAGATTGAAAAATGAGTGTTACAGCTACCAACCTGATTCAGGGCCCGGCGGCCATGTATATCGCCGACTTCGGCTCCACCGAGCCTACGACTATCGACGCATCTCCTGACGTCGATTACACCGACGTCGGCGGCACGATGGACGGCACGACACTCAGCATTGCCGACGAGTACCAGATTCTCAACGTCGACCAGATCATTTATGAAATGGGGCGCGTTCGCTCGGGCCGGGCGGTATCGGTCAAGACCAGCCTTGCCGAGGCGACGCTCGACAACCTCGCGCACGCCATCAACAACACCGCGCCCGTCTCAAACGTGCTTGAGGGCGACGACGGCGTCGCGGCTTTCCGGCCGGCCTACAAGGCTTTGATTATCGACGGCCTCGCGCCGGGCGGTTTCCGCCGTCGCATTACGCTGCGCAAGGTCTTGCAGATCGACACTGTGGAGACCAGCTACAAGAAAGACGGGCAGACACTTTTCCCCGTCAACTTCGCTATCCATTGGATCTCGGCCTCGATCAAGCCTTTCAAGATCGAGGATGCAATCGCGTAACTCGACCCCGCTTTACGCGCCCCCGACCTCGTCAAGTTGTCGGGGGCGCGCCCCTATCACCACCACCCCGAAAAGGACACCGCGAAATGGCTACCGCTAAAAACACCAAGACCAGCAAAAAGACCAAGGGCGACGCTAAAGGCAGCACCGTCATCACCTCGACCGGCGAGGCGTGGCAAGACTCTCCCGAGCGCGTCGAGGTGTTCCGCATCGTCGAGCCCGGCCCGGTCAACGACGACGGCAGCGCCGGCGACCTCGTGACCAAGGTTTACGACATGCCCAAAAAGCCCAATATCGGGCTCGCTCTCGCTTACCTCAAGCGAGCGCGTCGCGAAGGTGGCGAGCTCGCCATGTCGTGGCTTATGGAAACCGTGCTCGGCGCCGACGCTTACGACGACCTCACCGAGCAAGACGACCTTGAGCCGGACGACTTGAAAAACATTATCGCCACCATCCAGAAAATCGCAATGGGCGGCCTTGAGACCCCAAAAGACGACTAGACGATAGGCGGTACGAAATTGATTGGACCCTCGATTATGAACTCGACATCGAAAGCGACCTTTCCGCTTTTCATCGTGTCGACGATTGGCGCACGCTCGACGGTCCCCGATACTTCGCACTCGCTTGTCGTCTCCCCGCCTACTCGGGGGTACTCGCCGCTCGTGGTTACGAGGAACAAAAGAAAAACGAGAATGCACCGAAAGCCTCACCGGACCAAGGGACCAAGAGCGACCCCGTTTTGCAAGATCTCGCCAACTCCGGTTGGCTCGAAAGGTAGAAAATCATGGCGCTAGTTCTCGCCGAGGCGGTCGTAACGGTTTCAGCCGACGGCAAGGCGATCCCCAAGAAGGTCGCCAACGACGTGGCGAGCAACGGGGCGCCCATGAAAGGCGCCGGCGCCGGGCTCGCCAAGACTTTCTTGGCGGGCTTCGGCGGCATCCTCGGCGGCGCGGCCGTGCTCAAGGGGGTCGGTTGGTTCAAGGGCGCTATTGACGGCGCAAGCGATATGAACGAGACCGCCTCGAAAGCTTCGGCAATCTTCGGCGACCAGACAGCCGCGCTTGAGAAATGGTCGAGCCGGGCAGCCCTCAACCTCGGGCTTAGTAGTCAGTCTGCGCTCGATTCAGCAACCAGCTTCGGCGACATGTTTACCCAGATCGGCTTCACCGGCGAGGCGGCCGCCGGCATGAGTAAGGATGTTGTCCAGGCGGCCGCCGACCTCGGTAGCTTTTCCAACCTCGAAACGGCCGACGTCGCCGACCGCATGAGCGCGGCTTTCCGTGGTGAGTACGACTCGCTACAGGCGGTAATCCCCAACATCAACGCGGCCCGCGTCGAGTCCGAGGCGCTCGCCGCGACCGGCAAAAAGGCAGCGAAAGAACTAACCGCCCAGGAAAAGGCGGCGGCCGTGCTCGCCATCGTCCACAAGGATGGCGCGCGGGCAATGGGCGACTTTGCCAAGACCAGCGACGGCTTCGCTAACTCGCAGAAAATCGCCACCGCGTCGCTCGATGACATGCAAGCCAAGGTCGGGACCGCGCTCTTGCCGGTTATGAACGGCTTTATGTCTCTCTTGCTTGATTCAATCATCCCCGCGCTTTCGGATATGGCCGGTTGGTTTACCGACAATATCGAGATGATCAAACAGATTGCCATCGTCGTTGGCGTCATGGTCGGCGCCTTCGCTGCGCTATCCATCGGCGTGGCTATCTACTCGGGCATCCGGTCCACCCTTACGGCGATCACCCTTGCCGGCTCGGTCGCCCAGTGGGCCCTCAACTCGGCGCTTTTTGCGTCCCCAATTACATGGATAATCGCCGGTATCGCGCTACTGATCGGCGCGCTCGTCTTGCTCGTAATGAACTGGGATACCGTCGTGACCTTTATCACCGGCGTGTGGGGCGGTTTTATCGACTGGCTTACCGTCGTCATGGACGGCCTGCTCTCGTGGTGGGGCGGGGTGTGGGCGGGGTTTCTCGGGTTCATCTCCCCCGTAACCGACACCATCGGGGCTATCTTTACGTGGCTCTACGACATGATTTTCGTCCCCGTTTTTACGGGGATTATGATTTACATCGGTCTATGGGCCGCGCTTTTTACGTGGCTATGGTCTACCGTGCTCTCGCCGATTATCGGGTTTATCTCGGTTGGCTTTCAGGCGGTCGGCGCTGTCATCGGGTGGCTATGGAACAATGCCGTCATGCCAGCAGTCGAGGGGATCGGCGCCGGTTTCTCTTGGCTATGGGCCAACGCGATCTCGCCCGTCGTTGGGTTTATCTCGGCCGCCATCGAGGCGGTCGGCGCTGTCATCGGGTGGCTATGGAACAACGCGGTCATGCCAGCCATCGATGGAATCAGCGCCGGTTTCTCGTGGCTCTGGACCAATGGCATTATGCCTGTCGTCGATTTCATCTCGGACGCCATGCAGTCGGTCGGCGACACCATACACGACGTATTCGGCGGGATTGCCGATTTTATCGGCGACGCCTTCAATACCGTGCTCGGCGTGGTACGCGGCCCGATCAACGGCTTGATCGGCATGATAAACGGCATGATCTCAAATCTGAACGGGATTTCAGTAACAATCCCCGATTGGATACCCGGCGTCGGCGGACAGACCTTCGGGCTCAGTATCCCCAAAATCCCCCTGCTCGCCAAGGGTGGCACGCTCGCCGACAATGGGTCTTTCATTGCCGGCGAGAACGGGCCCGAGTTGATCTCAGGCGTCAAGGGTGCAACCGTCCACCCCTACAGTGCGACCAAGGCAATGGCAAGCCGGGGCGGAGACACCATTATCAAAATCGGCTCGGTCGTACTCGACGCCAAAAATGTAAAAGAGTTTGGCGACGTCGTCGAACTTATCAAGGCATTACCCCAAGTCGCCCGTACCGGGCGCGGAACGGCAGGAGTGGCTTAATGGCCGGCGACGTAGCAATCAACGGG